GTGGCAAGTGTGAGGAAAACGCCCGGCGGGCGCTATGAATTGAGCGTGCGCAGCAAACTGCTGCCCAAGCCTTGGTATCGTACGTTTGACATCGAGGCCGATGCCATTGCCTACGGTGAGCAGGTGGACCGCCTGCTGTCGGCCGGGGTGGTGCCGGCGGACATGGTGGAGACGCCCAAGCCCGCGGTGGACGAGCGGCTGCGCTTTGTCATCGTCGGCTGGATCAACTCGGGCCAACCGGCGCGCACCGATGTGCCTGTGCTGGATCTGCTGGCGGTCGAGCTGGCCATGGTGCCCATCAAGGACCTCACCTACAAGTGGGCCGAGTCGTGGGTGCGGTCGCTCAAGATCGAGCGCAACTTCTCGCCAGGCACGATCCGCAAGCGCATTGCCTCGCTGTCCAGGGCTCTGGCCTGGTGGATGCGCACGCACCCGGACTCGCTGGCCAGCAACCCGCTGCTGTTGCTGCCCAAGGGCATATCGCATTACAACGACAGGGATGCCGAGGAGATCGCGGCCCTGGCCAAGACCGCGAAACCCCATGAGGCGGCGCCTGTGGTTAAGGTGGACAAGATCCGCGAGCGGCGGCTGGAGCCTGGTGAGATAGGGCGCATCCTGGCCTCGCTCGATGGGGTGCGCCGGCGCGACAGGGAGCGGCCGCTGCAGCTGATCCACGGGCGTGAGCTGCGGGTGCTGTTCCTGCTGATCCACTACACCGGCCTGCGGCTGCGCGAGGCCTACACGTTGACGCGCGGGCAGATCGACCTGGCGCGCCGCAGTATCAACGTGCGGTCCAGCAAGCAGCGGCGCAACAAGGTGGCGTACAGGCCGGTGCCGATCAGGCCAGAGCTGGGGCCGATCCTGGATGAGTACCTGGCCACGGTGCCGGCGGCCGCCAGCACGGTGATATTCCCGTGGTGGGATGGCGAGCGGACCGAGGAAAGCATGGAGCCGGTCACGAAGCGCTTGACGCAGCAGTTTCGCAGACTGTTCGAGTATTCGCAGTGCCCTGGGCTCACTGAGCACGATCTGCGGCACGAGGCCACATGCCAGTGGTTCGAGATGCGCCTGGACAGTGGAGCGTGGGTTTTTCGAGAGACAGAGATTGCCAAAATCATGGGCTGGGCGCCTGGTAGCCCCATGCCCGCGCGCTATGCCAGTTTCCGGGCCGAGGATCTGGCATCGCGCATGGACGGCTGAGCCATCAGGCGCCTGCAGGCATTGAGGGCAGGGTAGGTATGGGCCTGCGCTTTCGGCCCGGCCCTGCGGCCTTCTGGCTGGCCGGCGCGTCCATCAGCAGCGCCTGGCCCTTGGCGCGCGCGCCCTGCTGTTCATCCGCCAGCTCGGCGCGCCGGCGCGCGGACTCTTCCAGGGCCAGCTCGTTCAAGCGTGAGTAAAACGCCTGGGCGGGGATGGTCCACTTGCGGCCGATCTTGACGCCTGGCAGCAGGCCCTTCGTGAAGTAGCCTGCGGCTGTCTCGGCGTCGCACTGGAACAGCTCGGCCGCCTGGTCGATGGTGAGAGTGGCGGTGTCCGTGGTCATCGGGCCTCCTTGTCGTCCATGCGCGGGTAGCGTGCAAACTCGATGGCCTTGCGGCGAGTTTCGAGGTGTGGCGTGCCGTAGCCCGATGTCTCGCGCTGCAGGCGGTCGATGTCATCCACGAGGCGGTCAATGCCGAGCTGGAAATATTGCTCCACCCAGCTGTGATCGAAGATGGTCCGGCCCAGGGGCGTGCCGCTCTCGAACAACTTCCCGGGCTGCTTTGGGCTGATGGATATGAACTGCACCTTGAGGCCGCGCTCGCGGGCGAGGCGTTCGAGTCGCTTTGCCTCGGGCGATGATTCCAGGCAGACCACGCGGTCGCCGTCCTTCAAGCTCTCCAGCATGTGCGTTGTGCGGCCGGTGCGCCGGGCGGTCTCTGTGTAGATGCGCACCAGGCCTTGGATGGCGGTGCCGATGCCGTAGTGGTCCATCAGGCACCGCCCATCTCGGCCTTGGCCGCGCGGTCAATGCGCTCGATCTCGGCAAGGATCAGGGCGCCGGCCTTTTCCAGGGCGCGGCGGCGCGTTGTGGGCTTCCAGATCGCGCTATCCCATGGCCATTCACCTGGGCACATGCCAGAAGGTGGCCGGGTGTGTAGCGCATAGCAACCCGCAGCGGCCGCCAGTTCGCCCTGTCGGTACTGGTCGTCACGTTGTGCAGTCAGTTCGTAGACATTGACCTGGCGCGCCCGTTCGGCCAGCACGTCGCGCGCGGCTTGGGTGAACTCGGCGGGCTCGCCTCGATGCAGGCGTGTGTACAGGTCGCGGAAGGCCTGGAACTCCTCGTTCCAGCGCTTCACCCGTGCATCGTCCTGGTTGATGATCAGCAGTGCCTGCAGGGCGTTGGCGTGGGCGTGGTGGGTCTGCGCGAGTGTGTCCAGGTCGCCTTCGTGCAGTGTGGGTGCTGGGGCCGGCGTGGTATCGGCGCCAGCCTCCCAGCGCCAGAGGTCAGCCGCATACAGCGCCACTGCGATGGGGTCCGCCTGGCGCACCATGGCCTTGAGGGCTGGTGACAGGGTGGGTGCTGGCGCGCCTGCGCGCAGGGCGCTGAGCATCTGGCCGCCGAATCGCTCGACGGTACCGCGAAAGTGCGGCGCCAAGTAGCTGCTGCATGGCAGGGTGGTGCCGGCCTGCACAGTGGGATCATCGCCACAGGAGCTGATGCAGTCGCAATTCTTTTTCATGACGTGCTCTTTCATGCGGCCATGGCGGCCAGGTCGGTGTTGGATACGTGGATGACGCGGCCGCCGGCGCTGAGCGTGGCGGCCTTGAGGCGGGTCACTACCGCGTGCAGCTCGCCGGCGCTGAGGTGCTGCAGCTGGAAGTCGTGCAGGTCCACGGCCGTGCTCAGTGCGTCCAGCTCGTAGAAGTGCAGGGCGGTGCGCTGCCAGGTGGGGCCGCACCGGCAGCGCAGGGCGATGGAGTCGCAGGCGTCGATGGCCGAGGCGATGTGATCGGCCAGGCCGCGCACGGTGCCGGCCTGCTCGATGCACTGCGCGATCAGCAGCGCGCTGTGCATGGTGTCATGCTGCAGCTCGGTGGCCACGCCCTCGCGCAGGGCCTTGAGGCACATGCGAAGGGGGGTCATGATGGTGGCGCGCTCTTCGTCGGTCAGGCGGCTGGCGCGGCACAGGGCGGTGTTGAATGCGTTGGTGTTGATCACGCGCGGCTTGCGGGGTTTGCTGCCGTGGGTCATGGGTGGACTCCTGGCGCGTTGAATAGGCCCAGCGCGCCCTTGAGCGGTACGAACTCGCATGGCTTGGCGTCCTGCAGGACCCAGCCGAACGGACCGTTGAACCATGGCGATTCGTGCGCGCGTGTGCACGCTACTACGTTGGCCTGGCCGACGATGCCGCCGAGCTGCAACTGGTCGCGCGCCGGCAAGACGTGGAGCAGGGGGCGCAGCCGGTCATCGGATTGGAGGAACACGATGCAGGCGGCGTAGTCGGCCCGGGTCATGGTCTGGCCTGCGTGGATGAGCAAAGGGCCGCGGTACAGCGTTTCCCAGGTGCGGTTTTCCACGGGCTTCATGCCGTGCACGTCCAGGGCCGCAGCGCGGTCCACCGGTTCGCGCAGATCCGGGCGGGTGATGAGCCAGGCCCAGGGCTGGCGGATGCTGAGTGCCTTCATGTGCCTTCCCCTTCGCTGCTTTCGCTGACCACCAGAGCTACGGGGGGCATCGTGCGGCCGACGACATGGAGCACCACCAGGCCGCCCGCGTTCAGGGCGGCCAGCTCGGCCGCATCGGGCTGCCAGAACGAGGCAACGCATGGGTGCCCGCGCGTTACGTGATCGGTGACGGCCAAGGCATCCACCGGCAGCTCCCCGTGGTTCCAGCCGGGTGGCGCGCCCAGCACGCGGTTGTTGGAAGGGTGCCGGATGAAGTTCATGCTGCGACCACCTTCAGCTCGGCGGCCTTGAACGTGGCACTCGGTGCAGCCTCACCCACGTCGGCCTGGTCGAAGTTCACGCGCCAGGTGCCCTTGAAGCCTTTCAGCGGGCCGGCCACCACGCCGGCCTTGCCTGCGTAGGCCTGCTTGTTGGCGGCGTACACGTCTGCACTGACGCGCACGCGCAGGCCCTCGGCGATCTCGATAGTGGCCGGCGGCGTTGGGGCGGGTGCTGGGGCGTCTTCTTTGGCCTTGGGGAATGGCCAGGCGGACTGCGGATGCAAGCCCTCCGTTACTGCTGCCCCTTTCTTCGCGCGAGCACTGGCCTTGGTGGAGGGCGGGGGCGCTGCCGGAGCGGGAGCGACCGGCTGCGCTTCAATGCCCTGCGCCGCAGGCGCCTGGTCGAGGGCCTCGGATGCACCGCCGTCGCTGCCGCTGGGCGCTGTGCCAGGCTGCGCGATAGCGACAGCCTGGCCTTCGTTGCCCTGCGCCGCAGGCGCCTGGTCTGTCTCCTCGATGTGCGCAAACGCGGCCGCGATCTGGGCGCTGGCTTCCTCGGCCGTTGTCTTCGCGGTAACGGGAGCCCGCGCAGCGGGGCTGTTTTTGCCCTTGCCCTTTGCGCGCGTAGTAGTAGCTTGCGCAGCGGGACTAGGGGTAGATCCACTTTTTGGGGCCTCAGATTTCGCGGGTGCGGAGAGGTATTTGTCCTTGGCAGCTTCCCGCGTGGAGTGGATGACGCTGGGCAGTTGCTCGCCGTGCGCGGCCCTGGCCACCAGCATCAGGCCCTCGTTGTCAGGCCGGCCACCGTAGCCGCGATCGTTTGCGCTGCTGGTGCGCTGCGCGATGATGAGCAGGTGCAATACGTCCGGCTCGTCGGTGGTCTTGGCGTAGTCGGTGACAGCGCTGTGTGCGCCTACCTTGCCCAGGCCCAACAACACAGCCACACGCTCGGCATCTTCTACAGACATGCTGGCTGCGGCAGCGCGGGCCAGATAGCGGTGAATGTCGTCGTTGAAAAACACACCGCCTGACGCCAGCGCCACCCACGTGTGCGTTACCAGCGCATCGCGCCAAGCCTGCTCGTACTGGGCCTTTGCGCGTGCCTCGGCCTTGGCCTTCTTCTCGTCGGCGAACTTCTGCACTTCCTTGCTCACGGCCTTGGCGCCCTCGGCCTTGGCCTGGCCCTCCACTGTCTTGAGCAGCTTGCCCGCGACTTCGTTGGGCAGGCAGGCCAGCAGCTCGCCCTTCTTGCGCGGGTTTTCGATCATCACGGGATCGATGCCCTCGGCCTTCATCTGCTTGCCGATGATCTTGCGCAGTGGCTGGTCGGTGGGGCTGTCGTCGGCATGGTCCAGCCGGCGGTAGCCCTTGAGCTTGGGCACCACGCTGTAGCCGCTGGCCACCAGCTCCTCGGCTTCTTTCCCCACGATGACGGTCTGGCCCTTCGCGCTGGCCTCGGCCGCGATCTGTTTGCCGTGGGCTTCTTCCTTGAGGTGAAAGCAGGGCGAATCGGTGCACAGGTCCGCGCTGTCCTCGTCGCTGTACAACTCGGGGTTGGCGCCGGTGCGCTTGGGGCAGGCCTCGCAAGCGCCAGCGGCCGGCACCAGGCTGGCGTCTGTGATGTCAAAACGGGCCTTGCCCAGCTCCAGCATGTAGTTCTGGCGGATGTGCTTCTTCGTCTCGCGCGCGCCAATGCGGGGGTCACCGTTGTGGTCGCGCGCGGTCAGGTCCTTGATGGCCTTGAGCTGCTGGCCTTCGTTCGGGATGCGGGACACGGCCAGGGCCTTGGAGAAGTCCAGGGTTTCATCGCACAGCGCCTGGCGGCCGACCTGACAGAGGTCCAGCAGCTTGAGCACGGAGAACACGTAGCTGCGGCTCTGTCCGATCTTCTCGGCGATGTCGTCGGCCGACATGCCGAACTCCTCCCGCAGACTGCGGAAGCTCTCGGCCTCTTCGAGCTTGTCCACGTCCTCGCGTTGAATGTTCTCGATGTGCTGGATCTCGCGGGCGTCGCGGTCGCTGATCACGCGGATCATGGCGGGGACGGTCTTGCGCTTGGCCAGGTGGGAGCCGCGCAGGCGACGTGCGCCTGACACCAGTTCGTAGACTGGCAGCGGGGCGCCTGGCTCGCGGTAGCCGAAGGTGTCGGCCATGCGCGAGCCTGGCAGCGGGCGCAGCAGGATGGGGGTTACCACGCCCTTGTCCTTGATGGTCTCCGCCAGCTCGGCCATCTTCTTTTCGTTGAAGTTGTGGCGCGGGTTGGTGAGGCTCTCCACGATCAGCTGCAGGTCCACCATGCGGAACTTTGTGTCTGAGGCGGGGGCGGCCTGCGTGGCCGCGAGGGTGTCGGTGTTGTCGAGTGCCATGGTGGACCTCACGCGGCTGGGGTTTGCTCGGCCGCTTCGGCACGGGCGTAGGGATTGGGAGCGGTGCCGAAAGTAATGGTCAGCGTCTCGGGTACCGACTCCAAGCCGATGGCGTTCAGTAGGTCTTGAGCGGGCATCTCGCGGGGGTAGCCCTTCCACTCGAACCGCGCCACGCGTATGGTCGGCGGCTGCGGAATGGGGTTAGCCGGTGAGGTGGCGAAGTTGATGTCCCATGAGCGCACGCCATCGCTGCAGAGACCCTCGGAGATGTCGTTGACCTCGTCGTGGATTTGCTGGTTGATCACGACTTCTGCGGCGCCGGCTTCTTTGAACCAGTCGGCTACTTCTCGCCCTGTCACCTTGTCGTCCCATACGTAGAGGCGGGCGTAGTAGATCTCCGCGTTGTTGTAGCTCAGTCGGTCGAACTCGATGGCGATCAACTCGCCTCGGGCGCCCTGGCCGGGGCAAGTGCCTTGGTGCAGCTTGCTGCGGATGAGGTTGGCAATCTGGTTCATGCTGATTCTTTGACGGGTGGGTTGAGGGGCTGTCCAGCCAGGTCGGTGACCAGGCCGCAGGGGTGGTGCAGGCGGTTGCCGCGCCGGCTGGGCAGGGCGGTGGCCTGGGTGGCGCTGGGGCGGCCCTGGAAGGGGCGCAGCTCGGGGCAGTGGTACTGGCCCACCATGGGCATGCCAACGGCCCGGGCGCCTGGCGTGGGGTTGAGGTAGCGGCTCATGCGGTTGCCGCTCCTGCGCGTGCCTTGGCGCGCTGCTCGGGGTGCGCGGCCAGGAGGCCATTCCACGTGGCATATCCATGCTGTTTGGCTATGGCTTCGAGGCACTGGCACAGCTGCTGGCTGGTGGCCTTTTTGAGGTCGCGCGCCTGGCGCTTGATGCGCGTGATGTTGAGGGGCTGCGGGGTCACGCTGGCACCTCGCTGGGCGGTGTGGGCTTGAGCTTGAGGGCCTCCACGCAGGGCATGCCCAGCACCATGCGGGCCATGTCGCGGGCGTGGCTGTTGACCGAGAAGCCGAGGCCTTCGGGCTGCAGGCAGCTCTCTACGAAGGCCAGGGCCTTGTCTTCGCCTTGCCAGTAGCGCACGTCGCTGGCGCTCTTGACGCACTGGAACAACAGCTTGTTAGCCAGGGCTTGAGCGGGGCTGTGCGAGCCCTTCAGGAGTGGGTTGCCGGAGGTGGTGAGCACGGTGACGCCGCCGGCGGGCTGGTCGATCAGGTGGATGGTGATGGTTGCGGTATGCATCAGGGCTTGGTGAAAAGATGGGGTTGGATTTCGATCTGCTGGGCGTTGGGCATGGACAGCCGCACGTCTTGCAGCGGGCTGCGCACGGTGATGCGCGCGCCCTTGCGGTAGCGGGCCGCGCAGGCGTCGGCCTTGGCGCGGTCGGGGTGGGGCAGTTCCACATGTAGCGCCCGGGCGTTGGGGACCAGGTCCCTCAGGTCCATGCAGACCACGTGCATGGCATCGCCCTGGGGCCCTACGGGGCGCACGCGTACCTCGGCGTCGTGCGCCAGGGTGCCGGTGACGGACACCATGGGGGTGTCGGTGTCGGTGCCGGGCTCGGCGAGGTCGGCACCGAACCACGCAGGGTGTGCATACGTGTGCACTGGGTGCCCCGGGGTCAGTAGATCGCCCGGGCGTAGAGCACGCCGGCGAGCATGGGCAGGCCCACGATGATGGCCAGGGCGATGACCAGTGCCACGGCAGCGCGCAGCAGGGCCTTGCGGCGCTGTTGCTTGCGGCCGTAGTGCGGGCCATCCATCTGGATCTGGATGGGGGCCTTCATGGCCGTGCCCTCGCGCTGATGCTGGTGGCGGTGGGGTAGCGGTCCATGGCGTCCAGCACGGCCGCGCAGGTGCTGCGGCACAGGCACATGTAGGTGAGGCCGGCCACGCTGACGGTGCAGGCGATCATGGGCGGGCTCCTCGGGGGCGGGCGCGGCGGTCTGCGTCAGCAGCCGTGCGTGGGGGCGGAGTGAGCAGCGAGCGCGGCACGCCGAATGCCCTGGCTATGACGGCCGTCTGGTGCTGCATGAACTCCTCGAAGTCCAATACGCGCGGGGCCGGGTCGCTGCTTGCGCACGGGTCGAGGCGGTGCAGGATGGCCTTGGCCGTGCGGCGGTGTCGGGCCAGGGCTTCGTCCATGCGGGCGCGGGTGTCACGGGTCTGGACGCGGTGGGACATCAGTGCCCACTCGGCGGCGCAGTCGATGTAGTCGCGCACGCGCTGGCGGGCCTGGGCCTCTTGCCTATCCAGGCGCTCAGCGGCCTGCTGGGCAAGGAAGGCGCGCGAGGGCCGGTTCCACGCTCTCAGGACGGCGCCGTCTACTCGCCGCCGGGCCTGAGTTAGCCCGGAGCTTCCTGCGGCCCGCGCCATAGCAGACAAGTTCTCATGGCTGTATGGCATTCCTGCCGCAGCCAGCAGCTCGTGCGCCGTGAAAAATTCCTTTGCCGCAGTCTCTGGCGCGGCCAGGTAGGCGGTGAGCCAGGCTGAAAGGGTGTCGACCGCTTCGGGGCATTCTGCAACGGCGCTCATGCAGCACCGTCCTTCCTGGCCCAGCGGGCTTGCTCGGGGGCGAACACGCTCATTTCCTGGCCGGCAGATGGAGTGAATCGCTTGCCGGCCTGGTATCGCGCCACGGCCTCGGCGAAGAGCTGTTCGCGGTTGCGCTGCAGCCAATCGAGGTCGATGGGTGCGGACACCTTCACGGGCCAGAATCGACGCTGAGCGCTCTCCTGGCCGTGGATGAAGTGAGCGTGGCTGCTGGTGCCCCAGATCACGAACTGGCGCTGGTGAGGCGTTGCTTTGCGTGAGAACGCAGCGCGGAAGGTGTCGCTGCTGGAGGAGATAAATGCCTTTACGCCTTCTGCATCGGCGCGGGAGAACATGGTCATTTCGGCCAGCTCGTAGGCCCACATGCCCTGCAGGTGCTCCATGTCCGTTGTCTTGCGCGAGTCAAGTTCCACGAACGTATTGCAATAGTGGGCTTCTCCCACCAGCGTGCGAATGAGGGAGCTTTTCCGCAGGCCGGCCGCGCCGACCAGCACCGGCACGAAGTCGAACCTGGTGCCGGGGTCGAGGATGCGGGCCGCGTGTGCGGTGACCACGTTGCGGCCCACCAGCTCGATGTAGCGGCGGTGCCGGTGGCTGGCCTTGCGGGCGGCGGTGCTCTGGTCGTTGAGCACGCGGCGCAGCCATTTGCCCAGGCGCTTTTTGCCGTCCCACTTGAGGCCGAGGAGCCAGGCGCGGGCCTGATGGTCCGCAGGGGTGGGGGTGGTGATGGGAGGGCGCTTGCTCATGGCGACACCACCGGCACGGCGTTGAGCTCCACCAGCAGCTGGGCACCATCGGTGCCGCCGACGCGGATGTGATGGTCAATGCGGTTCTTGATGCTCTCGCGGATCAGCCTGTCGGACAGATCGAGTGCGCGCATGAGGGGCAGTGGTACATCACGCACCGCATACACCTGGCGCTGCAGAGTGCAGGTTGCCTGCAGGCTTGCAATTTCCCGCCGGGCGACCATGGCCCAAAACGATGCGTCGTTGCCAGTCGCGTATGGGGGGTGCGTGGTGGCGTATGCCCGGAAGTCAATGCTTACGCGGGTCTGTGGCCGGTAGGGCCGTTGGCCCAGCGGCACCGGGATGACCCGGCGGGGTGGTGTGCACACGTGTGCACTGGTGGCTGCGGCGGCTCTCACGCTGCCACCTCGGCGGCTTCGTCGTGGCGCTCCACACGCAGCACGGCCATGCCCTTTTCGTGCTGGGCGGCACGCTTGGCGGCATAGGCGCTGGTGGCCTGGACTTCGTGGACGGGCAGCTTGCCCAGGTCTGCCAGGCGCTCTACCTGGTCAGCGGGTGTGCCCTCGGGGATGAGGACTGCGCGGTAAGGGCGCGCGGCGGGTTTTTGCATCTTCGCTCCTGTGCGCCGGAATGGCGCTGACAGGGCGAATTATCGGGTCTCCGTTATTTAAGTCAACGGATATCCGTTACTTGTTGGCTGCGTAAGTGAAAACCCTCAGCATCTAGCTTTGATTTTTCTTCGGGGCACGGGGTGCGCGATGTAGTAAACCCACGACACCTCGGCTTCGGGAAAGAAAAGGATCTCTGGGTGGTTGTAGCTGCCAAAGCGCCAACCGGCTCGGCGTGAAAGCAGGCGCTTGATCATGGTTTGGCCGTTCGCTAGCCGCACCAACACATCGTCCTCTATGTCGGGTTCTGTGCCTGGCTCAACCAGCGCGTATTCGCCTGGGTTATAGCGGGGCACCATCGAGTTGCCGTCTACCTCAGTCAGAAAGGCGTGTTGATCATTGGTCGCGACTTCACCGCATGAATCGGTAGCACCGATAGGGAAGTCAGAGTCGGACCAAATGCGCTCAGGCATGTAGCCCCCTGTTCCTCTGCCGACGACGAAAACTTCCCGGACCCTGCCTGCGCTGTATGGAACGGCATTGGGGGGCACTGGCGGCGGGGTAAACATGGCGCCCTGCCCGGTCGCAAGCCAGTGGGCATCGACCCCGCAAGCCTTCGCATAGACGGGGGTGTCCCCAGAGCTGTTGCCGACCCGCTCGGCGGTGGAAATCGTGCTCTGGGCGATGCCAGTGGCCTTGGAGAGCTCCGCCTGGGTCAAACCAGCATGCTTCCGCGCCGTGCGCAAACGAGTGCCGTATTCAGATGTCATGGGGCGCAATGTACGGAAAACCGGTAGCGGTTTTACGTTGCCAAAATAACGGAATTACGTTATCGTTTGCGCCATGTGGAAAGACATCATTGCCGCCATCCAGGCATCGAGAGGATGGACTCAGCCTCAGATCGCTAAAGCGACTGGGTGTGCGCAAACGACCATCAGTGACCTTGCCACTGGCAAGACCACTGAGCCGCGCTATTCGCTCGGGCAGGCATTGCTCGAACTCAAAGCCGAGGGGGACACTGCCCAGCAACAGCAGGGGGTGGCCCATGCGTAGGCTGGCCGCCAATCCCTTTGTCCAGCCCCGAGGCGTCAAGCCGTCGAAGCGGATCGCTAAGCGTGAGCGCGATACCAAACTGCGACAAGCACGCGCAGCTCGGGATTCGTGGAGGTCGCCTAAATGATCTCGATCAACATTTCGTCGATCTCGGAGATGTCGAGCAACTCTTTCTCTTCGAGCCGTTGCAAGAGCAGGCCCAAGAGCATCACAGCACGCTGTGTGCTCAGGGATGGGTCTTGCGTAACTGTCTCGGTCACGCGGCGGGCGATGGTCATCCCCGCTTCGTTGAATGTGTGCTTGGCCAGGAATTCGTCTTTGTCCATGTCTGCCCCTTCTGGTGATGGTTGTGTGAGAACTACCATCGTAAGCCGGGAGAGGGCGGGCGCCTGTACCGAGGGGGTGGCCCATGCCTAAGTGTCCTGATTGCGGCGAACAGCTCGTGCCGACCGATGGCGGCACCAATGTGTGCTTGAGCTGCTGGTGCAGCCCGCCAGGAAGCGGCGGCGGCACGGTGGAAAGCGCGCGCATGTTCGCCCTTGCGCTTGCGGAGGTGCTGGGGCTGCAACGCAAGGGGTTGTTGTCGTTCACCGTCAGCGTGGGCGGCGATGGCGACAGCGCGCATGTCGCGTTGGTCACGGCAACGTACGTGGTGCCCAAGGGCGCTGGAGAAGCCGCCGCAACGCTGGTGCACCAGTTCGGGCTGGTGCCCGGGCCAGACGCTATTTCGGCCGGCGCGACGGTAGATAGATCAGCGTGCCTGACGAGCGGACGCGAAACGATCCATCGTCGAGCCGATCCACCGGCTCCTCTCCCCAGTGGAAGCTCGGTGGACTCGTCTGCCACGGCTCCCACCCGTGCTGCAGAGATTCCACCTGAAACTCGTTCTGTGTCGCCGTGACTGGGTACTCGTTCCCCTCGGCATCCAAGAGCGTGAGCGTGCTTGGCTTCACTGGCCGCGTGCGTGTGTTCATGTCCGCCCCTCTCAAAAGCGTTGGTTGTGTTGCAACGCCATTTTGCCGCCGGGAGAGGGCGGGCGCCAGTTGTCCCCCACCCAGCCCCATCAGGAGCCGCCGCGCGGCCCGGGGTCCCACAGTCCCCCTCCATGGCACACAGCACGCGGGCAGGCGTGCTTTCTTCGCGTAGCGGGCGGGCTGGGTGGTTTTTTCTATTTGTCATGGCCGCAGTGTCGGCGTGTGACTGGTATCTGTCAGTAACAGCAAAACGAGGGGTTGTGAGATGAACGTCATGGACGCTGCATACAACGTGGTGAATGACTACGCGGGTGGCTCGGCCAGCCTGGGGCCGAGGATCGACAAGAACCCCACCACGCTGAGCCACGAGGTGGCGAAGGTGGGCACGGCAAAGTTTGGCCTGGAGACGGCGGTGAAGGTGACGGTGGCCAGCAAGGACTATCGGATCTTGGAGGCGTTTGCCACCGAGTGCGGGCGCATGGTGCTGCCGGTGCCCGAACTGCTCATCTCCTCGGGCGATGACTGCTTGGTGCGCCTGGGCGAGGTGCTGCGCGAGAGTGGCGATGTGGTGGCTGTGCTGACCAAGAGCCTGGAGGACGGCAAGATCAGCGAGAACGAGCGGCTGACCATCGAGCGCGAGTGCGGGCACCTGGTCAGCGGGGTGAATAACTTGCTGGCGGCCGTGACTGCGCGGAACCTGTTGGGCAAGCCCAGCGCCACTGCTGCACCAGGCGGTGCAGCATGAGGCCCGCGGGCGAGGTGCGGCAGGCCCTGTTCCAGGCCTGCCAGGCGCTGGCGACACCGAGCCATGCGCCCACCCTGCAGGAGCTGGCCGCCAAGGCCTGCGTGGGCCTGGAGGCAGCACGGCGCACGGTGAGCAATATGCAGCGGGCCAAGCTGCTGCACACGCCCCGCACGCGCCGGGTGACGTACCGTAACCGGCCCGTGGCCGAGTACGCGCCGCTGGTGCCCGAGGATACCCAGGATGATGGCTACGTGGACCTTTCTGCGGTGTTGCGGGTATGGGGCGGCTGACCACTCATGACCGTGACCCAACAAGCTGCCGGTGGTGGAGACGCTGGCCTGTGTGACCGTATGAGCGCGCGGGGTGTTGCTGCATGAGCAATGCCCCGTTGCCTCCGATCCAATTTACCGCGCTGGCCGAGGCCTTGCTGGCCGGCGCTGACCGACTGGTCCCGCTGTGGTTGCCTGATGGTGACCAGCAGGGACATGAGTACAAATGCGCATCGCTGTCCGGGGGCAAGGGCAGCAGCTGCAGCGTGAACCTGACCAATGGCCGGTGGGCTGACTTTGCCAGCGATGAGCAGGGCGGGGATCTGCTGAGCCTGTACGCGGCCATCCACGGGCTGAGCCAGGCCAAGGCGGCGGTGCAGGTGGCGCGCGAGGAGGGCCTGGAGAGTGTGGCCGGCCTGGTGAAGGCTGCGCCTGGTGGAGCGCCACCACCGCCTGCGCCGCCCAGGCCGGCACCACCACCCAAGCCCGTGCCCGAGCGTGAGGGGTGGACCACGGTGGTGCCGGTGCCGGCGCACGCGCTGGAGCCGACGTTCAAACACTTCGACCGTAAGCCTGACGCGCTGGAGCACACGGCCGAGTACCGGGTGGGCGAGGATCTGCACGGGTATGTGGCCCGGTTCATCACCAGCACGGGCGGCAAGGACACGCTGCCGTACACCTGGTGCCAGAGCGCGCGGGATGGCGCGGCCAAGTGGCACTGGCGCCAGTGGGATGTGCCACGCCCGCTGTACCTGCCGGGGCACCGCCTGCCAGATGGGCGCACGGTGATCCTGGTGGAGGGTGAGCGCAAGGCCGAGGCGCTGCAGCGGCTGCTCGATGCTGGATCTCCCGATGTGTACTGCGTGGCCAGTTGGCCGGGCGGGTGCAAGGTGTGGGACAAGTCCAATTGGAGCTGGCTGAAGGGCTGCACCATCGTGCTGTGGCCGGACTGCGATGCCAAGCGCGAGAAGCTGACGGCGGCAGAGCGCAAGGACAACCCGGACAAGGCGGCGCAGTTGCTGATCCAGCAGGCCAAGCCGTTGCTTACCGCTGCCAAGCAGCCAGGCATGGTTGCGATGCTGGGCATTGGCGCGCATCTGCGTGATGAGCATGGCTGCACGGTGCAGCTGCTGCCCATACCCGCGCCTGGTGAGGTGGCCGATGGGTGGGATTGCCGAGACGCCATCGAGGCGGACGGCTGGGACTTCACCCGCGTGCAGGCGTTCTTCGGCAAGGCGCGTGCTTTGCTCGCGGACGTGTCGGCGCCGGCGGCCGCCGCAGGGGGCGGGGGTGGAGGAAAAAAAATCGATAGTCTCGTTGGCACCGGTGGCAGTGGTTCCGGCGGCGGTGGTGGATCTGGTGGTGATGAGGATGGCGACGAGTTCGCCAGTTACCTGGCATTCATCGCTGAGCAACTGAAGATCAAGCTCTTCGAGCTGCAGCCCAATCGCAAGATGATCGTGGCGGCCCTGCGCAAGGCATCAGACCTGCAGGGGTGCCTGGGGTACGACAAGCTGCGCGACGGGCCGGCAACGCGCAAGGCGTGGCCTTGGCGGGATGATCCAGGGCAGCTGCAGGACCAGGACGACCTGCGCTTGGGGGACTACCTGGAGCAGACGTACAAGATCAAGTCACCATCACGCGCGGCCCTGGCCGAGGCCATCGAGACGGTGGCTGATGAGAACCCATTCCACCCGGTGCAGGACTGGCTCAAGGGCCTGAAGTGGGACGGCACGCCACGGCTGGAGAAGTGGCTTATCCACGTGCTGGGGCATGACCCTGCCGCGCTGAAACCCAAGTTCAAGCGCTACCTGGAGCTGGTGGGCCGGTACATCCTGCTGGGCCATGTGGCGCGGGCGATGGAGCCGGGCATCAAGTTCGATTACTCGGTGGTGCTGGAGGGCATCACGGGCAAGGGCAAGAGCACGATGGTTGAGGTGCTGGTGGGGAAGGAATATTTCAGCGACACGCACTTTGACATCGGCGCCGGCAAGGACGGGATGGAGCAGCTCGCGGGCCTGTGGGGGTATGAGTTGTCTGAAATGACGGCCTTTCGCCGGGCCGACAGCGAGGCGGTGAAACAGTTCTTCAGCACTACCACCGACCGATACCGCGGTGCGTACGGCAAGTACGTGAAGCCGCACCCGCGCCAGGTGGTGATCTGGTGCACCACCAACAAAAAGAAGTACCTGTATGACCTGACGGGTAACCGCCGGTTCTGGCCGGTGTGGGTGGAGCGGCGGCTAAAGATTGAGTGGGTGCGCAAGTGGCGCGGCCAGTTGTTTGCCGAGGCAATGGCGCTGTTCACGCAGGGGGCGCAGATCTTCCCGTCTGAGGAGGATGAGGCGATGTACTTTCTGCCCGAGCAGGAAAAGCGGGTGGTGGAAACAGCCATCCAGTCGCAGCTGTACAACCTGCTGACCCGAGAGGGTGCGCGGGGCGATGCCAAGGGGCCTGCGTCACTGAGCATGTACACGACCTTTGTCACCACGGCCGAGCTGGTGGTGGCGCTGGGGGCGGACCCGGGCAAGTCGAGCAACCCGCTGGAGACGCAGGTGCGTGACTGGCTGGTGAAGTTCGGGTGGGAAACGAAGCGTGAGGGCGGGGGGCAGCGGCGCTGGGGGTATCGCGCGCCGAAGGTCTGGCCGCCTGAGATTCCGCCTGATGAGGATGACGATGATGACAACGCACCACAGGGTGCGCCGGTGCCTGGCCCTGGGCCTGCACCTGCGCCTGCTGGTGGTGGGGTGGACCAGCCCGGTGTGGCTGGGGCCATTGGAGGCGGGGACTATGAGCCGATCTTCTGACCAGCGAGCGGTGCGCACGGCACCGGAAAAGGTCGCGGCTCAACAAACGCGCCGGATCACAACGCATGCGGGAGGCGCGATTCGCGGCCTGCGTTGTGGTGCGGTGGCGGGGATGTCCTTGCATGCGCCTATGACTTAGCCCAGACATATCAGGCGGCCCCACGGGGCGGCTGGCACGTGCATGCGTGTGCCATCCGTCCGTCCGTCCGGGCCTGGCCATGGAGCGCGCGGCGGTGGGCCTTGTTGCCATCTCACCAGTCGAAGCTGCTGCATTGCCAATCGATCCAGGTATGCCCTTTAGCAGGGGCGCGGGGATGGGTGTGTGTGTGCTCGCGCACGTGTGCGCAGACCCTCCTACTTTGTGTGTGAAGTAGTTAGTAATAGATGGACGGGTGGACGGCCCGATGAAAGGAGCGGCAATATGTCAGAGCAGCAAGGCCAGGTGAGTGCGGGCATGCAGATGCTGGTTGAGCAGCGCCTGGATGTGATCAGGCGGCGGATGCCTGAGGTGCTGGCGGTCATCAAGGACAAGGCAGAGCACCACGGGCCCGAGGTGTATGCGCTGGTGCGGCGGGGGTTGCGTGGCGAGCCCGGTTGCTTCTACGCCTTCGAGGCTGGCCATGTGGTCGGAACGCCCTTTGGCAAGACCAATCCGGTGATGGTGGGTGCGGCGCAATTCCTGGTGGAGTTTGGCTGTGCACACGTGTGCATCTGGCCTGACCCGCTGCCTGGTGTGGCTGTGCCTGGTAGAGGGGTGGCAGATGGCACGGATTGAGTGGATCAAGGACCGGTTGGAGGCGTGGGCTATCTGGTCGATGCGCAGCGCGAACGGTGCACGCGGGTTTGCCACGCAGTCGGTGCTTGCCAGCGAGACGTGGTCACGGGGTAGTTACAACCACATGCCAATACCTGTCAACGAACAGGAGTGCTGGCAGATGGACCGTGCGGTGTCGTCCCTCAAGCTGACCAGGTCGCACCTGTACAAGACGCTGTGCCATGTGTACCTGGAAGACAAGGGTGTGCAGCTCACGGCGCAGGTGATGGGGCGTGCGCCATCCACCATCCATGCGCACCTGGAGCAGGCAGACCGGGCCATCGCGGCCTGGATTGGCGAGCAGTGGGAGGAGCGCGAGCGGGCCAAGGTGGCGGCAGCAGCGGCAAAGCAGGGGGGTTTTACGTCATAGAGGTTATGTGTACATTTCAGGCACTGTGTGTGAGTTGCGTCTCCACCCGTTGCACCCACAGTCGAGACCCCGCCAGCGTTGTGTTGGCGGGGTTTTTTGTTTGCTCGGCCAGTTCCGTCCAGGCCTCACATCCCATGCCCTCCGCTGCTGCCCGTCCCTGCACCCATCCCGGCTGCGGGGCATTGGTCCGTGATGGATCGGGTCGCTGCTCCCTGCACCCAAAGCCCGCCTGGCAGAAGCCGGTCAATGCCACCAAGCGCATCACGGGCCGCAGGCTGCAGCGTATGCGCGCCGCGTTGTTCGACCGCAGCCCTCTTTGCGTCGCCTGCGAGCAGGCGGGCCGCATCACCCTAGCCACCCAGCGCGACCACCGCGTGCCACTGGCCGAGGGCGGGGCAGACGACGCCTCGAACGAGCAGGGGTTGTGCGAGCCCTGCCACGAGGCGAAGAGCCTGCAGGAGGCCCTACGCGGCCGCAGGCGGGGTTGGCAAGGATGACCCCCTCGGGCCCGTTGGCGGCCCGAGGGGAGGGGGGGTATCAAAAGTCTGGTGCCTCTCCCCGGAAACCGGTCTGTTAGTCAAATTTTTACGTGCGGGAGTAATGGGGAGGGGGGGTACCCCCCCGCCTTGCCGCTGGGTGCAGTGCACACGTCTGCACACGGTGAAACGGAGAGACTGCCATGGGTGCGCGAGGACCAAAACCACTGCCGGCGAACGTGCACCAGCTGCGCGGCAACGCCAGCAAGAAGCCGCTCGGCGCCATCCTGGACGAGTTCCGCCCCGAGGTAGAGATCCCGGACTTCCCATCGTGGATCTGGCCCGAGGCGAAGAAGGAATGGAAGCGCATTTCTGTCGAGCTGGAGCGCTACGGCCTGGTCTCGAAACTCGACCGCGCTGCGCTGGTGCTCTATTGCCAAGCCTGGGCAAAGATGGTCTGGGCCGAACGCGCGCTTTCGCGGGCCATGAAGTTGGCAGAGGACGCCCGTGTGGCAGCCGAAGCAAAAGGCGAGGTGTACGCCGGCGGCGATGGCCTCATGGTGAAGACCGCCGGCGGCAACTTCACGTACTCCCACCACTGGGTGGTCGGTAAGCATGCGAACTCCGAGGTCAAACGCTACCTGGATCTGTTCGGCCTGTCGCCCTCGGCCCGCTCGCGCGTGACCACTAGTGACAACCGCCAGGGAGCGCTCTTCGAGGAGGGCTCGAAAGATCAGTGGGATGACCTGTGAACCTGGACACACGATTCGGCGACATCGCCACTGCGTACGCCCAGGACGTAGCCGACGGGAAAATCATCTCGTGCAAATGGCACCGCCTGGCGTGCGAGCGCCACCTGAAGGACTTGCGCCGGGCTGCGGCTGGTGAGTTCGCCTACCGGTGGAACCCCGAGCTGGTCAGCCGGGCGGGCAAGGCCTATCGCCCGGCTGAGCGCATCTGCAAGTTCGCAGAGCTCATGCCCCACATCAAGGGCGATTGGGCTGCGCTGGGCAAGCTGATCAAGCTGGAGCCCTGGCAGGTCTTCATCTTGGCAAGCATCTTCGGATGGGTGCACGTCGAGACGGGCAAGCGCCGCTTCCGCGTGGCAGACGTGATCGTGCCTCGCAAAAATGCGAAGTCCACGATTGCCGCTGTCATCGGGCTGTACATGCTCGGCCCTGATGAGGAGTTCGGTGCAGAGATCTACTCCGGCGCCACGTCGGAAGACCAGGCAATGGAGGTGTTCCGGCCGGCGCTGTTGATGGCGAAGGCCACTCCGCGTTACTGCGAGAAGCACCGCGTTCGCCCGGCGGCGTCGAACCTGTCGATCCAGGAGAACAACTCCAAGTTCGAGCCCGTGATCGGCAAGCCTGGCGACGGCGCATCGCCCAGCTGCGCCATCGTGGACGAATACCACGAGCACAAGACGGCAGAGCTGTACGACACCATGCAGACCGGCATGGGCGCACGCTCACAGCCGCTGATGCTAGTGATCACCACGGCCGGCTCTGACATTTCGGGACCGTGCTTCCAGCACCAGGGCGAGCTGCAGAAGATCCTCGAAGGCGTGGTTGAGAACGACCAGCGGTTCGGGATCATCTTCACCATCGACAAGGACGATGACTGGACCACGGAAGAGGCGCTGATCAAGGCCAATCCGAACTACGGGGTTTCGGTTGACCCCGAGTTCCTCAAGCTACAGCAGCGCGATGCGCAGGAGAACCCGCGCAAGCAGAACATCTTCAAGACGAAGCACTTGAACGTGTGGGTTGCGGCGGCTTCGCCGTGGCTCAACCTGCACCGGCTGCAGCAACTCGCGGACCCCGAGCTGACGCTCAAAAGCCACCCATGGGACAGCAGCTGCATCGGCCTCGACCTGGCGAGCAAGCAAGACATTGCCAGTGCCGTGTCGCTGTGCTGGATCGGCGATGGCGACGACCGCCACTACTACGCGATATCGCGCAACTACATCCCCGAGGACGCTCTGAAAAAGCCCGAGAACGAGCATTACCAGGGATGGGTGAATGGGGGCCATCTCACGTCCACACCCGGCAACATGATCGCCCTCACGCAGATCCAGGAAGACGTGCTGGAGGACAGCGCGTTGATCGGCACCAAGGAAGTGGCAAAGGACCCGTGGGGTGGCCACCAGATGGGCGCCAACCTGGCAGAGGAGGGGCTGGAGGTGGTGGACGTGCCCCAGCAGGTGCGCCATCTCAGCGAACCCATGAAAGAGATCCAGGCCCTGGTGGAGTCCGGTCGCTTCCATCACGACGGCAACCCTTGCTTCGTGTGGCAGCTCAGCAATGTTGAGGTCAAGGAAGACCGCAACGAAAACCTGTTCCCGCGCAAGGCCCGGGCCAGCAACAAGATCGACGCGGCCATAGCGCTCATCGTTGCGATGAGCCGCGCGTTGGCGGCTGCGCAATCAGCCTCGGTGTACGAGTCGCGCGGCATCCGTTACCTGTAAGGACTGACATGGCACTTTTCGACTTCATGCGGCGCGCGGCGCCGCCCGAGGCCGCCGCGCCGCCAATCGGGACCACACCACCGGCCCCGAGCGACGTGCGCGCAGAGGTGCCCGCCGGCACCCTCTTTACCGGCATGGACGATCCAGCGCTGCTGGAGTTCATCCGTGGCGGTGGTGACAGTGCCTATGGCGGGGGCATGAGGGCCTTGCGCAATACGGCGGTGCTTCGGTCAGCCGCCTTGATCTCCGAGGCCATGGGCATGCTGCCCTGCAATCTCATGGAGAGCGGGCCCGCCAAGCGGGTGGCGAAAGAGATGGAGGCCCACAAGCGCATCAAGCTGCGGCCCAACGGATGGCAGACGCCCTTTGAGTTCAAGTCCACGGTGCAGCTCAACGCACTGGTGCACGGCAACGGCTACGCCCGGGTGATTTGGTCGCGTGACCGACCCATCCACATGATCCCAATGGAATCAGACCGGATGAAGGCCGAGCTGGGCGATGACTGGCAGATGCGCTACCAGTACACCCGCAAGGATGGCAGTTTGGTGAACCTCTCGCAGCGCGAGGTGTTCCACCTGCGCGATCTGTCGGCATCCGGCGAGCTGGGCATGTCGCGTGTGAAGCTGGCGCAAGAGGCCATCTCCCTGTCGCGCCAGGCTGAACTCGCAGCCGCCCGCATCTTTGCCAAGGGCGTCATGGCCAGCGGGTCCATCGAGGTGCCCAGCGCTCTCTCGGACAAGGCCTACCAGCGCATGCGTGAGTCCCTGGACGAGAAGCACGCGGGCGCAGCCAACGCCGGCAACTTCATGTTGTTGGAGGAGGGTGCCAAGGCTTCCAAGTGGGCCTCCACTGCCGCTGATGCCCAGCACCACGAGCAGCGCAATTTCCAGATCGAAGAGGTGGCGCGCGCCTTCGGCGTGCCGCGGCCGCTGCTGATGATGGATGAGACGGCTTGGGGTTCCGGCATCGAGCAGCTCGGCATCTTCTTTGTGCAGTACGGCCTGCAGCGCTGGTTTACCGCCTGGGAGGAAGCCCTGGCGCGCGTCCTGCTGACCGAGGACGAGCAAGAGCGCTTCTTCTTCAAGTTCAACGAACGGGCCCTCATGCGGGGCACGCTGAAAGACCAAGGCGACTTCTTCGCCAAGGCCCTGGGTGCCGGTGGCCATGCGCCCTGGTACACGCAGGAAGAGGTACGGGACCTCTCCGACATGCCCGCCACCAACGATCCAGCAGCCAGCAAGCTGCGCCCACCAACCGGCCAGAAAGCGAAGACCGATGAGCCTGCTCAAACTACCTGAAATCCGCGCCGACAACCGCCTTGGTGCAGCCCAGTTCGATGTACGCCCCGATGCGTTGGAGCGTTGGCAGCCCGAGATCCGTGCTGCGGTAGAGGGGGCCAACTCCATTTCCATCTACGACGCCATCGGCGAAGGGTGGGACGGCAACGGCATCACCCCCAAGCGCATCGGCGCCGCGCTGCGCGCCATAGGCTCCGACAAGGACGTAGAGGTCAACGTCAATTCTCCGGGCGGCGACTTTTTCGACGGCGTGGCCATCTACAACATGCTGCGCCAGCACGGCGGCAAGGTCACCGTGCGCATCATGGGCCTGGCGGCCTCGGCCGCATCGGTCATTGCGATGGCGGGGGACGAGATCCTGATGGGCGACGGCTCGTTCCTCATGGTGCACAACGCCTGGGCCGTGGCCATTGGCAACCGGCATGACCTGGCCAAAGCTGCGAAACGCCTGGAGCCCTTCGACGCAGCCATGGCCAATGTCTACGCGGCCCGCTCGGGCATGTCGGTTGCCGAAGCCGCTGCGCTCATGGACGAGGAAACTTGGCTCGGCGCATCCCAGGCCATGGACGACGGCCTGGCCACGGGCCTCATGGACCGCAAAGACATCAAGCAGGACGCCAGCGCGCACATGTCGCGCAAGACACTGGCCCTGGTGGAGGCCTCCATGGCCCGCGCGGGGCATTCCCGCTCGGTGCGCCGGGAGGCCTTCAAAGCCCTGTTCAACGGCACGCCGGGCGCTGCCGATGACGCCGCCACGCCGGGCGCTGGCGAATCCGCAGCACTGCTGCTCTCTCTCACCAACTCCCTGAAAGTCTGAAATGAAAAAATCTCGTATCGCTATCGCGGCCGTGGCCGCACTCGCATGCATGGCCGTCGTGTCGGCCCAGGCCACGGCCCTGCAGGTGGTCGCCGACCAGGCGGCCGCCAAACCCGTCCCGCGCGGCCTGATTGCCGTGCGCGCCGACACCCCGCCTGGCCCTGGCGAAGTGAAAGCCGCGGTGGAGGCGCTGAACCAGGCGTTCGCGACCTTCAAGGCTGAGCACACCGCGCAGCTCGAAGCCGTCAAGAAAGGCAACGCCGACGCACTGCAGGCCCTGAAGGTGGACGCCATCAATGCCGATATCGGCACGCTGCAGCGCTCCGTGGACGACCTGAACGTGAAGCTGGCTGCCGGCCAGATGAACGGTGGCGGCAATGGCGCCGGCCTGAAGAGCGCGGAGTACACCGAATCCTTCCAGGCCCACATGAAGCGCGGCGACGTGAACGCAGCCTTGAACAAGGGTGTGGCCACCGAGGGCGGCTACCTCGCCCCCGTGGAGTGGGACCGCACCATCACCGACCGCCTGATCCAGGTCTCGCCCATGCGCTCGATCTGCGCCATCCAGACCATCGGCGGCGCCGGCTTCACGAAGCTGTTCAACAACCGCGGTGCCACCTCTGGCTGGGTGGGCGAAGCCACTGCGCGCACCCAGACCAACACGCCAACCTTCAGCCCGCTGACCTACAAGCCGGGCGAGATCTACGCCAACCCCGCGGCCACGCAGCAAATGCTGGACGACAGCGAGATCAATCTGGAAGCCTGGCTGGCCAGCGAAGTGGAAATGGAATTCGCCTACCAGGAAGGCCTCGCCTTTATCGCTGGCACTGGCGCCAACGACCGGCCCAATGGTGTCCTCACCTATGTGACCGGCGGCGCCAATGCTGCTGCCCACCCCTGGGGCGACATCAAGACCGTGGCCTCTGGTGCTGTGGGCGCTGTCACCGCCGATTCGTTGATCGACCTGATCTATACGCTGCCCGGCGAGTACACCGCGGCCGCGCGTTTCGTGATGAACCGCACCACCCAGGGCGCCATTCGCAAGCTCAAGGATGGTGAAGGCAACTACCTGTGGCAGCCCTCGTTCGTGGCTGGCCAGCCTGCCACAGTGGCGGGCTATCCCATCACGGACATGGCCGGCATGCCCAACATCGCGGCCAGCGCCAAGCCCATCCTGTTCGGCGACTTCAAGCGCGGCTACCTGATCGTGGATCGCACCGGCGTGCGTGTGTTGCGTGACCCGTTCACCAACAAGCCTTACGTGCACTTCTACACCACGAAGCGCGTGGGCGGGGGCCTGCTCAACCCCGACGTGATCAAGGCCCTGAACGTCAACGCATCGTGAAACCTGGCGGGCCTTCGGGCCTGCCTTTCAAGGAGACTTGCATGAAGGTCATCAAGGGATTCCAGGGCGTGCCCAACGGCGCGATCTACCCCGTCACATACCATCCGGGCGACGAATGCCCGCCCGAGCTGGAGGCAACCGCGCAACATTTCGCAGAGCACGGCCCTGCCGAAGATCTGCGCCAGGATGGGCCGTCCATCGCGCAGTGGGTGGCGGGCGGTGAAGCTCCGGAAAACTACCCGCCCCCCGGCTTTGCATCGCAGAGCACTGCCGAGGAGATTGCAGCCGTGATCGAGGCGATGAACAAGCCGCCCCACGAAGGCCCGCGCCAGGACGGCCCCACCGTGGTCGAGTTCGTGGATGCCGGCTACAGGGCGGTGAACTATCCGCCCTCGGGATACGCGACCCGCAGCACGGATGAAGAGATCGCGGCCGCCATCGCGGCCCAGGTCGGCGCCGATCCCGATGCCAACGGTGACGGCAAGGTAACCGTGGCCGAATTGCGTGAAGCGCTCACCGCACGCGGCATCTCGTTTGGCCCGCGCGCCACTAAAGCCGAGCTGCAGGCGCTGTTGCCAAAGGACTGAACATGCCGACCATGGTGCCACTGCCCACCGCGCTGGCCCACCTGCGCGCTGCCGGTGCTGGTGAGGATGAGCTGATCACCGGATACCTGGAGGCGGCAGAGGAGGCCGCAGCGGACTACCTCAACCGCCAGTTGTATGCCACACAGGGTGATCTGGACGCAGCGGTGACAGCTGGCACCGCAGGCGTTGACCCCCTGGTGATCAGTCCTGTGGTGCGCTCCGCAGTTCTGCTCACGCTGGGGCACCTCTACACCAACCGTGAGGACGTGGTGGCAGGGGTATCCGTGGTCGAGCTGCCGCTCGGTGCGAGATCTCTGCTGCGGCCAAAGCGCCGTAGTCCGGGGTTGTGATGCTGCGCGCAGGCACTCTCAACCGCCGGATCACGATCCAGCGCCCAGGCACCGCCAAGAACGAGCTGAACGAGGTGGTGCCCGGCGGCTGGGTGGACGTGGTTGCCGATCTGCCGGCTGGCATCAAAACCATGAACGGCGCCCAGACCATCAAGGCGGATGCGATCACCTCCAAGGTGCGCGTGTCCATCCGGGTCCGGTATCGCACGGACATCGATGCCAGCATGCGCGTGGTACACGGGGCCATGGTCTACCAGGTGCTGGTGCCCATCCCCGACGAGGAGCGCCGCGAACACACCGACCTGGTGTGCGAGGTGTCGAAGTGAGCGGCGGCGCCAAGACGTTCAGCGTCGAGCTGGACACCAGCGGCCTGGACGCCTACCTGGACGAGCTGGGCGGCCAGGTCGAGGAGGCCGTGCGTCCCGCAGCCCAGGCCGGGGCGCAGGTGCTGTACGACCAGGTAAAGGGCAATGTTGCCGCGCTTGGCAGCCATAGCGGCAAGCTCTCTGCGGCCATCTACCAAAAGTTCAGCGATGAGCAATCGAGCGACGGCGTGGCGGTCTACAACATCAGCTGGAACGCGAAGAAGGCCCCCCACGGCCACCTCGTGGAGTACGGCTATCTGCAGCGCTATGTGTACCGGCCGGACGGCATGGGCCCGATGGTGCGCCCTGGCATGGAGGGCAAGCCCAAGCCAGCCAGCGGCGGTCGCAACCGGGCCGCCCTGGCGGCCTACTACGTGACGCTGGACACACCCAAGCACGTGCCTGGCAAGTTCTTCGTGCGCAAGGCGGCCACCGCCATGGACAAGGCCTACGAAGCCGCCGAGGCCGAGCTGCTCAAGCGCATCAACGGGAAAGCAAATGAGCCTTGAAGCCGATTTCACGCAGCTGATCATGACGCTGTGCCCACGCATCACGCCCGACGTGGCCGACGTGGGCACACCAACGCCCTATGTGATCTGGGAGCAGGTCAGCGGCACCTCGCTGCGCTTCCTCGATGGCACCGCGGCCGACAAGCGCAGGGCCGAAATTCAGTTCACGGTCTGGGACACCACGCGCGGCGCCGCCAACGCGTTGATGTTGCAGATCGAGGACCTGCTGTGCACCAGCACGGCCATCGTTCAGGCCCAGCCTCTCAGCGGACTGGTGGCTGCCTTCGACGACGCCGACGAGCTGCGCGGCACCGTGCAGAGCTTTTCCATTTGGGGCGCCCGCTAGGCCCCAGCAACCGGGCCGTGCACACGTATGTACACCCACCCACCCATCCGGCCGCTGTGCACACGTATGCACTGGCCAACCCCGCAAGGCCCTGCAGGAGCAATCCGGCAGGGCCTTCTTGTTGCCCGCAAGGGCGTTCACCACCGCCCGCCAGCGGGCATCTTGCACACCACTTGAAAGGGCCACCATGGCTGTATCTCTCCCTGACGGCGCAACCATCGCCATTGCCACCACCTACGGCTCGGTCAAGACCGTGACCGCGATCAGCAACGCCAACCCGGGCGTGATCACCTCGGCCGCGCACGGCCTGCTCAACGGCGCGTTCTACGAGCTGAAAAGCGGCTGGCAAAAAATCAACGACCGTGTGTTCAAAGCCGCGAACGTGGCCACCAACGCGCTGGACGTGACGGGCATCGACACCACCGACACGAACCGCTTTTCGGCGGGCACCGGCACCGGCAGCCTGCGCGAGATCAGTGCCTGGACCCAGATCCCCCAGATCCTGGAGTTCACCACCAGCGGCGGTGACCAGCAGTTCGCCAACTTCTCCTTCCTGGAAGAAGACTACGAGCGCCAACTGCCCACCGTCACCAGTGCGCAATCCATCCAGATCGGCATTGGCGACGACCCCTCGCTGCCGGGCTACCAGGCCTTGAAGGCGGCCGGTGAAGCCCGCGCCATCCGCGCGCTGAAGGTCACCCTGCCCAACGGCGCCGTGCTGCTCTACAACGGCTTCGTGTCGTTCAACGAGACGCCCACCCTGACTAAGGGCAGCGTGATGCAGGTCCGCGCCACCATCTCGCTGCAGGGCCGCCCCACGCGCTACTGATCCCCGGCCGCCATGCGGCCACCCCATGCACCGGCCCGGCTCTGTTCGCTCCTTCGAGGGGGCGGCAGGGCTGGGCACGGGCCTTTCCTTTCCCCTCCCTCGAAAGAAACTTCGTCATGGCAAAAATCGTACTGGGCAAGACGCCCAAGAACTTCACCCACACCGTCACCATCCAACTGGTGGACGGCACCAAGGGCGAGGTCGAATGCAAATTCAAGTTCCGCACCCGCAGGCAGTTCGGCGAGTTCGTGGACCGCGTGAACCGCGAGGCGCGCGAGGCCGGCAAGGCCGAGGCGGCCAAGATCACGGCCGACGTGCAGCCCACAGCAGAGGTCGACGCCGAAGCCGAGGTGAAGCCCTTCAGCTTGGCCGATCACGTCAACGGGGTGCTGGTCAACAATTCCAAGTACATGCTGCAGATCCTGGACGGCTGGAACCTGGATGTGCCGTTGACCGTGGAATCGCTGGAGCAATTGGGCGATGAAATCCCCGGCGCCACGGCTGCCATCATCAATATCTACCGCACGGTGATCAGCGAAGGCATCCTGGGAAACTGAGGGCCATCGGGCGGGCAATGTATGAGCGTCCGCCCGACGAGAAGCAGTTGGCCGTTTGGGGTCTGAGGCCTGAGGACTACCCCTCGAAGGAGGTGGAAATCTGGCCGGACAACTTCGAGGCCTACGCGCTGTTCTGCGCCTTGTCCACACAGTGGCGCATCGGCATGGCCGGGCCCACGGGGCTGGACTACAACGTGCTGTACAGCAAGCTGGACCGCATGGGCCTGGAGCCCGAGCGCTACGACGAGCTGGAAGGCGACGTGGGGGTGATCGAGCGGGCCGCGCTCGAAGAGATCGCCCGCAAAGACTGATCCGCTACCATGGCGCCTTCTTCAAGGAGGCGCTATGCGGGCAGTAGTTTTTGCGGGGTTGATCGTTGCGATGTGCGGGCAATGCTTCGCCCAGGCCGCCCCCAAAGTGGACGAGCGGCGCCTGCGCGTGGCGTTCGAGGAAAAACTGAAAGATGCGGAGTCAGCAAGGTTCCGGGATATCAAGCACGCAAGCCACGAAACAGCAGGGCTGTGGTTCGTGTGCGGGCAGGTCAACGCCAAGAATTCATTTGGCGCCTATGAAGGGTTTCAGCCCTTCTATGGCATGGCGCTGAAGGTCGGCCAAGACCCGATCAAGTACGACATCTTTGCCATCGGCAATCACGCCGAACGAGGCTGTCGGGAAAAGCAGCTCCGGTAGAACTTCAACACAGGCCACCTTCGGGTGGCCACTTCATTTCAAGGCCTCGCGGCTCACGTCGCGGGGCCTTTTCTTTTTTTGGTGTTCACATGACCGAAGAACGCAAGTCAAACCTGCGCGTGGGGATCGATGCCACCGAGGTGAAGCCGGGCCTTGAGGGGATCAAGCGCGATGTGCGCAGCGCTGCCCAGGACATCAAGACCTCTGCCGATGGTGCATCCAAGAGCATCTCCGGCATCGGCGACGGCGGGCGTGAGGCTTCCCAGAAGGTCGATTCCGCCACTCGCTCCATCATCGGTGCCGTGGAACGCGCTACGGCGGCCACCAAGGCCGGTGAAAGAGGCACCGCCGCCTACTTCGAGACCCTGGGCAAGCAGCGCGGCGTGAGCGAGCAAATGCTCAAGCCCTACCTGGACCAATTGCGCCAGGCAGAGCAGGCCCAGCGCACCGCCTCCGGTAGCCTGGACAAGATGGGCGTGTCAGCCAAGCAGACCGCTGCCGCACTGCGTGGTGTGCCGGCCCAGTTCACCGACATCATTGTGAGCCTGCAGGGCGGCCAGGCCCCGCTGACGGTGCTGCTGCAGCAGGGCGGCCAGCTCAAGGACATGTTTGGCGGCGCCGGCAATGCCGCAAAGGCCCTGGGCGGCTACGTCGTGGGCCTGATCTCCCCTTTGACCGTCGCTGCAGCAGCTGTTGGCGTATTCGGCTACGCGATGACGGTGGTCGAGGCCGAATCGCGCAAGCTGTCGAACATCGGCATTGCATTCCAGGCCACGGGCCGCGCGGCGCTGCTGTCGGGCGACGACATCAAAACGCTGCGCCGTGAAATGTCGCTGCTGCCCGGGGTGTCCAAGGACGCGGCCGGCGCCGTTATCACCGAGTTCGCCCGCACACGCGATATCGGCGGGAGCATGCTCAAGGGCCTGTCGCTCAACATCAACGACTTTGCGGTCGCGCTGGGCCAAGACGTGCCCACCGCAGCCAAGACGTTGGCCAAGGCCTTTGCGGACCCCGCCAAGGGTGCGAAAGAGCTGGATGACGCTCTGGGGTTTCTGACGTCGAACCAACTGCTGGCCATTCGGGCGATGGTGGAGGCCGGCGACAAGGCGGGCGCGCAGAAGCTGATGCTGGAGGCGCTGACCGTCGCCACCAAGGGCCTGGCCAAGGAAGGCACCGAGCTGGAGAAGGCCACCGACAGCTTCTCCAAGAAGTGGACCGAGGCCATGGGCAACATTGGCGATTCGGCGGCACTGCGCCGCGCCAATGAGGTGTTGGCCGGCATCATCACCTCGGCTGGCGAAGCTGCAGTGGCCCTGTCCAAAATGAAGATGCCCGACTGGATGCTGATGCTTCCCGGTGGCGCTGGCGCGGGCTTGAAGCTGGCCACCACGGCATTGGGGGCCATGTACCCGTCGAAGGACCAGCCTGCGCCGGCGCCATCCTCGGCCCCGGTCAACTGGAACGGTGGCAAGGGCCAGCGCACGCTCACCATGAGCGATCTGGACACGCCCGTGCCTATGTTCGGGCAACCTGCCGCCCCGGGCCCGCTGCGCATCGAGTACACGCCCAAGGCCTCGCCCGTCACCCCCATGGGTGCCCCCACGCCTGCGCCAGTGCTGACCTCCAAGGAGCTGGACGAACAGGTCAAGGCGCTCGATGAGGAGAACAAATCCTACAAGTCGCAAAAGAGCCTGGTCGCGGACATCAACCGGGAGATCGGCCAAACGTCCAAGACGTTGAAGCTGGTCGTTGCCGAGGACAGGGCGAATGGGCTGAAGACCAGCCCGCGCCAGGAGCGCCTGCAGGAGATCCTGGACGGACAAAAGGAAAAGCTCGAATCGGCGCTGAAGAAGGGCGGTGGCGCGGCCGATGCCGCCAACGCCGCAGTGCAGGCCTACAAAAACGCGGATAAGGAGATTCTGCGCGAGCGCAAGGCCTTTTTCGACGAAATGGAGGGCCTGGCCAAGGCCGGCAAGGTTGGCGAGCTGGACGCCATCGAGCGCTCGATGGAAATGGAGGATGTGCTGTACGCACGCCGCAAAGCCAACTTCGAGGCCGAGCTAGCCAACGCCAAGACCAAGAAAAACAGCCAGGCCGAGGTAGTGCGCATCGAAGGGGCAATGAAGGCTGCCAGCGATGAGCACTTTGACAACACCAGCAGGCTCGCTCGCGAGAGCGCCGCCGCTGTGGCAAAGGCTGCCGACGAGTTGGAGCGCATGGTGGCGACCGAACAAAAGGCCGCCCGTGCTTCGACCGCCAGGCTCAAGGGTGCACGCGACGACAACGCGGAAATCGGCCTGACTGGCGAGGCCCTGGGCAAGGTGCGCCAGGCGCGCGTGGATGATGCTGCCGCAGAACTGGAACGCCAGGCCGTCACAGCCCAGGGGATCGATCCCACGGGCCGCCTGAGTGCCGCTCTGCGCGAGCAAGCCCAGGACCTGCGCGACCTGGCCAAGGAAAAGGGCTTTGGCGACTCTGCCCGCATGGTGGCCGACTACACCAAGGCGGTGAACGAGTCCGCGGCTGCTATCCAGTTTGAGACCTCGGTCATGGGCCTGTCCTCGCGCGAGCGGGATGTGGCTATTGCCAAATACAAAATCGAGATCGAACTGGCGCAGCGCCTGGCCAAGATCAAGGCGGACAACCCGGACAACCCGAAGGAGGTGGACCGTCTCAGCGCTGACGCGCGCAATACCGCCACCAAGGACTCGGACATCGCCGAAAAGCGCATCCAGCTTGATGAGGTGAAGCAGACCGTTCAGCAGTACGACGGCATTTTCCGGCAGGGCTTCGCCGACATGCTCAACAACGGCAAGGACGGCTGGAAGAGCTTCACGAAGTCCCTGGCCACCACGTTCAAGACCAGCGTGGCGGATGCGATCTACAAGCAGTTTGCGCAGCCGCTGGTGATCAGCCTGGTGGGCAACATGATGGGCATGGGCGGGAGCAACAGTCCCTTGTCGGCCTTGGGTGGTGGTGGCGGCAATGGCGTTATGGGTTTGCTCAGCAACGCCAGCTCGCTTTACACCATGGGCACCAAGGCGTGGGGCGCTGTGTCGAGCCTATTCACAACGCAAACGACCACCGCAGGCGTCATGAATTTGGCGGCCGACACGTTGCTTACAGAGGCGCCAAGTTTGCTCTCCACGATGGGCGGGGGTGGCGGGGGTGGTGCTGCCGCCAGCGGCATGGGTGCAATGGCCACCGGGGGCATCGTCACGGCCATCATGCTTGGCGTGATCAACCTCCTTGGGGGCATGAAGACCGAGACAATGATTGGCTCTGGCCTGGCGGGGAAACTTGGGGGCAAGGACGCCCTTACGCCGTGGCAAGAATGGCGTGAGGGCGGCTCGCTGGGCGGCGGCCCAACGTTTGCCACGCACAACCCGCTGGAAGAGCTGAGCAGCAAGCGTGCCGAGCTGCAGCGCCTGCGTGATTCTGACCAGGGCCAGACAAACTATGCCATCGGGCTGCAGGCCGTTGTCACCGACCTCGAAAAGACGACGAAGGGCCTGGCAACTCAGACGGCAGTTTTTGACCGCGAGGTCACCAAGGGGTACAAAGCCTATCGCTCCAACGTCGTGGACATGGCCAACAGCCTTGGGCTGGCCGGCGATAGCGTCAAGGACTTCGCCTACCTCCTGGGTGCGCAAGACCTGAATTTGCAGGGCCTCAACCCCGAGCAAGTCCAAGCCAAGATCACCGAGACGTTCGGCAAGGCCGGCACTGAGATGGCCCAGAAGTTTCTGGGTTCGATGAAGGAAGTCACCGACACCATTGTGGACACGTGGGTCAACACAACCGACCCGCAGAACCCTGTATTCACCACAGAAACCACCGTCAACAAGCGGATGGAGTACGAGCCCAGCGAGTACGCCAAAGTTGGCGAGACCGCCATCGACACGCTGACCCGTCTGGCCACCAGCTTTAACACTTTGAATTCGGCGAGCGATGCACTGGGCTTTGGGCTTCAAAAGGGCTCGCTGTCTCTGGCTGCATTCGCTGACGATTTCATTGAAAAGTTCGGCGGCCTGGAGAAATTCACCGCGAGCACTGGGTCGTTCCTGCAGAACTTCTACTCGGGCGAGGAGCGCCGCCAGGCGTTGCTGCGCAGTGGAGCGGAGAAAGCCAATTCGCTCGGCCTGAAGGGCGTGACGGCCGAAAGCATCGAGCAGCTGGGCCGGTCTGGGCTCCGTGACTTCGTCAACTCGCTGAGGGGTGACCCAGAGCAATACCGCGATGCCATGGACTGGGCGAACTACCTTTCGCCGGCGTTTGAAGCCATCGACGCGCAAGTGCCTGTGGTGGAGGATCTGAGCGATGCGGTGGACCAGCTAACCGAAAGCTACAAGAACGCCATCAAGAGCCTCACGGACGAGCGCAATAACCTGCTGGTGGGCCTGAGTCGCGCCAAGGGGGACGAAGTCGGTGCGCGAGCGCTGGAGCGTCAGAACTACCTGGACAGCTTTGTCGATGACGCGGGCAACAAGTTGGACCCGGTACGGCTGCAGGCCCTCGCAACGATGTACGACGGCAACCAGGCCCTCAAGGATGAGGTGGATCTGCGAAACCAGATGCTGGAACTCACGCAGTCCAACACCGATGCACTGGCTGCACAGCGTGCCGCGCTGAGCGAAAGCAACCGCGCGCTGTTCGACAACGTGCAGGCCCTCAAGCTGCAGAAGACCATTGCGCAGGAGCTGCCCGGGGTGCTGGACAAATACCGCACGGCGCCCCAACGTCGCCAGGCGCGGTACGACGATGTGGCAAAGGGCCTGACCGATGCAGGCATTGGCGTGACGGGCAACCAGCTCGCCAATGCCAGCAAGGACCAGTTCGCGCAGGCTGCGGTGGCGATCTGGAACCTGGGCACCACTACCGACGACATGCGGCTGGCGATCACCCGTGCGGCCGGCGTGATGGCCGACATCAAGGACGCAGAGATAGACGAGGCGTTCGCGGCGCTGCAGCGCGCGGTGGATGCGCAGCTGGAGACCGCCACCAAGGCCCGCGATGAAATCAAGGCGGTGTTCGAGCTGCTGCAGTCGTCGGTGAGTGATCTGTACGGCGAGGTGGAAAGCACTGCCAAGGCTGCGGCGGCCCAGGGGGTGGACTTCATCACACAGGCGCTGTCCACCGCGCAGAAAACGGGCTACCTGCCTGAGATAAAGGATCTGACCAAGGCCATCGGCGATGCCCGCGGCGGGCTCAACAGCACCCAGTACGCCAGCCAGTTCGAGCGCGACAAGGACCGCCTGGTGCTGGCCGGCAAGCTGTCGGACCTGGAGGACATCGGCGGCGATCAGTTGACCGAAGCCGAGCGCCAGGTCGATGCCCTGGAAAACATCGTGAAGGACGCCCAAAAGCAGATCAACGAACTGCGCGGCATCAATACCGGTGTTGACTCGGTGGGCAAGGCCGTGCAGGCCTTGGCGGATGCGATCAACGGCAAGAACAATGCCGCAACCACACGCCCCGGCAGTGTCATCACAGGCACCGGGTACGCGAGCTATGACAAGGCCACTGGTGCCGGCACCACCGCGACGGGGATTCAGTTCGACCGTGACGCATTGGTCCAGGCTGCCAAGGAGACTTTGGCAGCAAATCCCAACGTCACCGGTGCGAATAGCGTCTATGACGCGCTGGCCGGCAAGGGCTACACCATGCCCCAGCTCAACGACATGTTCGGCATGCCGGCGGGAACGTTGGAGGCAGAGGCCAAGGCGCTGGGCCGGCCGATCTTCCACGAGGGCACGCAGTTCGTACCCGAGACGGGCTATGCGCTGCTGCAGCGTGGCGAGGCAGTGTTTCCCACAGCGGCCAACCCGTTTACCAACGGGCGCGGGCTGGGCGGCGACACGGCGCGCCTCGAAGCTCAGTTGGAGCGACTCACGGCCGAGGTGCGGCGCCTGCAGGGGCTGCAGGCAGTGGGCAATTCGCACGCAGAGGCCACGGCCAATGTGCTGGACAACGTGACCGAGGGTGGCAACGGCATGCGGACCGAGATCATGAACAAGGTGGAGCTGGCAGCATGAACATTCTGATTCCCATTGAAATCACCGACGCCATGATCAAGGCCGGCACCAGCATTGCCGAGCCCGACACGACGGCGGGGGAGGTGGCATGGGTGCCCAGCGTGGCCTACGTGCTCGGAGATGAGCGGCTCAGCGAGCACGCAATCTACGAGTGCGTCAAGGCCCACACGGGCAGCGCGGTCCTTCCCCCGCTCGATGCGAAAAACTGGCTGCGCAAGCGGGCCAGCAATCGCTACCAGCCGTTCGACTACTACCTGTCCACACGCGGCCAGGGCACGGGCAGCGTGACCTATGTCATGCAGCCCGGGTTCTACCGTGCGGTGGACGTGCGCGGCATCGTGGGCGACCGCATCAAGATCACCGCGCGCGATGCGCCCGGTGGCACGGTGACCAAGGAGCTGGACATGGACCTTTTCGACCAGGCGCTGGGCCTGTACGAACTGCTGTTCATGCCGCTGCCAAAACGCACCGACGCCTCGCTGCGCGACATCCCGATCAGCCCGACAGGCGAGGTGACGGTGACCGTATCGGGCGGGCCCGCGGCGACGGTGGGCATTGGCAAGCTGAGCCTGGGCACCTGGCAATCGCTGATCGGCGCGGACAAATTCGGCGGCGTGGAATCAGGCCCGCGCGCGCGGCCCAAGAGCTACACCTACCGCAAGTTCAACGACGACGGCACGTTCGAGCGCGTGCCGCGGGGCAGCGCCACCAATGTGGACTTCACGGTGATCCTGGAAAGCAGCGAGGCAGTGGCGGCCTCGGCCATCTTGATGCAGATCCTCGACACCCCCGTGGTGGTCGAGGCCAGCAAGTTGCCGAGGTTCGGCTGGCTCAACACGGTAGGCATCGTCACGGGCGACCTGCAGGCAACCAACCATGCGCTGACGCGCGCAAACATTTCTGTCGAAGGATTCATCTGATGGCTATCCAACCTGTGCCGGCGGCCCCGGCCGCACTCCCGTTCCCGGGTCTCAACGAGAAGGCGGCGGGCACTTACAACGCCAGCGCTTTCGCCTGGGGCAACCAGATGCCGGCCTATGCCGATGGCATCAAGGCCCTGGGCGACAACGTGTTGAACAACGCCAACGAGGCGAAGGGAAGCGCTGATCTTGCCGCCACCAAGGCCGATGACAGCGTGGCCGCGCGCGACATTGCGGTGGCTGCTGCACAGGCTGCGGTCAATTCGCCAGGCGCCATAGCCACCAGCACCACCAGCTTGGTCTTGGGCTCGGGTGACAAGGTGTTCGTGCTGGTGGAGTCCGGCAAGGATTTCGCGGTGGGGCAGTACATCGTTGCATCCAGCCTGGCCAATCCGATGGTCAACTATCTGAAGGGGCGGGTGAAGGCGTACGACAAGCCCAGCAAGACGCTCACCATGGGTGACGTGACCGCCTCGGGCGCCGGCACCTATGCAGACTGGAGCATCGCGGTCGGCGTGGGCCCGAACATCGTGCCGCGCGTGGCCTACGACGACCGCGCAACCCTGCGCGCCATGACCCCGGTCCTGTCGGCATCCATCATCGTCAGCAACCTGGGCCTGTTCAGCTTTGTGCTGGGCTCCACCGAGATCGACGACGACGAAACCTGCTTCGCTACAGCCACCGGCCGCTGGCTGCTGGAGGCCGCTGCCCTGGACGTGGTGGACGGCTGGTTCAAGCCTGTGCTGGATCTTCTGCAGTTCGAGGGCACACGGGCGTTGCACGGCTCAATCATCAACACAGTGGTGTCTCTGAGTACCAATCCGATTTTGATTGGCGTGGCCTATGTATCCGGCGCCACCCCTGGCGACAGGGTTGTGGTTGCACCTCCCTACGTCATACAGGGCGCGGGCCAGCCCATTCTCAGCGGGGTGGTCGCGGCATCGGGCTTGGTCAACATCTACGCGGTGGCATTGGCGGGAATCGCTATCCCAATCGGCCTCTACAAGTTCACTGTTCTCAAGGAGTTCTGAGTATGTCCCTCATTCGCGCTATTCGTTTGGGCAACAGCCTTGAGGCTGGCACCACAGACGCCACGGCATTGGAGGCCTTGTTGGCGGACAGCACCCGCAAGGGTGAGTTTGCGGGCCTGTGCAGCATCCGGGGTCAGGCCCGCCGCTTGGCAGACAACGCCACGCCGCTTGCTGCAATCAATGGTAGTCCTGCAGCCCTGGCTGTGTTGATGGATTCTCGGTCCGGTTGCGATGAATTCGCGGCATCGCCCGTGGCCTCTGCTGCACTTGCGGGCAACCGTGTGGCCATGCGAGCCGCCACGGTTTCGATTAACGGCTATCGCCGCTGGCTTGCGCAGTTCCCCTATGTGATTCGCGACCTTGGGTGGCAGGTCAAGGACGTGGCCTACGGCAGTGGAGTGTATGTGGCAGTCGGGGATGGTGCCGGGATCGCTTCGTCTGCCGATGGCGTCACATGGACCCAGCGCGCATCGCCAATCGCAACAACGAACATTCAGGCGGTTTCGTATGCCTTCGGTCTGTTCATTGCCATCAATGCGGACGGGAAAATTTTCACGTCCTCTGACGGCGCGACCTGGACCCAGCGCGTCAACCCAATCACCTACAACAACTCTGTCTCGGCCAGCATGCAACTGGTTCAGGGTGAGGGAAAGATCGCGTTTGCCATGAGCGCGACTGCTACCGCAGTGAATCTTGTGTACAGCTCCGATGGCATCAACTGGAGCACGCTCACTACTACCCTGGGAAGCAGCGGCGGAGGCGTCACCGCTGCTTACACACTGGCCTACACCGGCCTGTTCTGGACGCTCACAACTGCTGCGCAGGCTTCTACAACTTATGCGGGCTGGAGCACCCCCACCGGGCTGACGGCGGCTTCGGCCTGGTCCATGAATGGCCTTATCTGCACGAACGCCCAGAGTTGCTATGGGCAGTACTTTCTCAACGGGTTTTTGTACACAGACTACGACGGAGCAAAGAAGAGACTTGCCCCCAATCTCAGCCTCAGAAACTCCTACAGCACTACCGAGCTGCAGTACACCTACGGGATGGCTTACTGGAACGGGGTTTTGCTGGCGATGGACAACAACACGTTGAAATGGAGCCTGGACAACGGCCTGTCCTGGCAGATTGCGGGTATCGCCCGGCCAGTGGCTATGACAACCAACAGCCGGATAAAGGTGCTGAACAACACACTGTTCTTCATCAACGCAACGACCAATTCACTCGTGGCGAACTACTGACATGAAACTCCTGATCGAAAACAACAGCGTGGTGGCTAGTGCCACCGATGCTTACGATGGCCCATACCAGTGGGTGATGGCCCCCGAAGACTTCGACGCCACCCGCATGGGCGAATACACGGTGGTGGACGGCGAGCTGGTGCTGGTGCCCACCAGCAAGGTGACGCGTCTGGCATTCCGCAACCGCTTCACGCAGCCCGAGAAGGTGATGCTGGAGATGGCCGCCCTGGACGATCCTACGGCGCCCATGCCATCCCGCCAGCAGGCCGCAGCGCTGCGGGCCCACCTTGCGGATGTGGCGGCCGCGACCTTCATCGACCTGGCCCGGGCCGACACGCGCGCAGGGGTGCAATACCTGGAGACGGCGGGACTGTTGGGTGAAGGCCGGGCGCTGGAGATCCTGGATGCGCCGATCCTGCCTGACGAAAGGCCCTTGTAATGCGCGCCGCCTTCTACAAGGGCACGCGCCCCGGCCTGCAGGGCATCTACAGCCGCCTGGTGCGCTGGGTGGACCGTGGCCCCTACAGCCACTGCGAGCTGGTCTTCAGTGATGGGCTCTCGGGCTCTGCCTCGTGGACCGATGGCGGGGTGCGCACCAAGCGCATCGAGTACGACCCGGCCCGCTGGGACTTCATCGAACTGCCCGACCACCTGGAGGCCGATGCGCGCCTGTGGTTTGGCGAGCATGACGGCCAGGGCTATGACCTGCTGGGCAACCTGCGGTTTGTGTTCTGGCTGGTGCGTGAATCGCCGAAGGACTGGTTTTGCAATGAGGCGCTGCTGGCCGCCCTGCGCCACCTGGAGCCATGGCGGCACGGGCCCAACGGTACAGCGGCGCTCCTGCTCAGCATCTATCCGCAACCCGCATCGGCGGGTTTTTTTACGCCTGTTGAAAGCTGAGGTGCGGAGTGATTACAGACGACTTCGGCAACCAGGTGCTGCCGCCATCGCCGCGCACGATTTCGGAGCGCCTGAACGACGGTGACGCACGCATGACGCGCATCGAGGCCGACCTGGCCAGCAACACCAAGGCCACGCAGGAGCTGAGCAAGTCTACGTCCGACCTGGTGGACCTGATCCAGGCCTTCAAGGGCATGTTCAAGGTGCTTGACTGGCTCGGCCGCATGGCCAAACCCATCGCATCCATTTTGGCCCTCGGGTCTGCAGGCTTGGCCCTCTGGGCCGCATGGAAGGGACACAAGTGAACGAGATCATCAAAAAGCGCCTGCTGCAGGCCGCGCTCGCCATCAGCCTGGCCGCTGGCGGTGCCGTGGCCACGCACCAGGCCGCGCAGCAGCCATCGGCGGCCGTGCAGCTGGCCATGGTGCTCGGCTCGCACTTCGAAAGCAGCGGCCGCCATATCGGCACGCCCTACGTGGACAAGCTGGGCAAAGGCCAGCCGCTCACCGTGTGCAACGGCGTCACCGGCCCCGAGGTGGTGGCCGGCCGCACCTACACGCCCGACGACTGCAAGCGGCTTGAGCTGCCCAAGTACCAGGAGGCCGAGCGCCTGGCGCGCCAGGCCTTCATCCACTGGGGCACGTACAACACATGGGTGCAGGCCTCCATCATCGATATGGTTTACAACCTCGGCCCGGCCGTGCTCGATGGCACCACCATCGTGCGCCTGGCCAACGCCGGCGACCTGGTGGGCGCATGCGAGCAGATGCCCCGCTGGGTGCGCGGCACCGTGGCCGGCAAGAGCGTGGTGCTGCCCGGCCTGGTGGACCGCCGGGGCACCACGCGCGAGCTGTGCACCGACTGGGGCCGCGATGGCCACTTCAGTGCCGGCCTGCTGGAGCGCGCGAAATGATCACCGTCGAGATCCTGCTCGGCCTGGTGCGGCTGTTCGCGCCGGTGTCGGATAAGCCGGAAACCTACTGGGCCACCAGCGGCGAGGTGGTGCTGGGCTACAGCGCCTATGCCGGCTGGGTGCCGGCGGCGCAGTGCTTCAACCGCTGCGTAACCATCCCTGGCCAGCGGCCGCAGCTGCTGGCCGGGGAACTGACCGTGGCCGACATGGCCGACCTGCAGCTGTCCATCTGGCGATGGAACCCTGTCACCGGCAAGAACGACCAGGTGCTGCACTGCGCGCGCTGGTTTGACGGTAGCCCGAAATGTTTTGGAGGTACACCATGATGCAACCCCTTTTGATCGCCCTGGCGCTCAGCCTGGCCGGCAATGCCGCGCTTGGCTGGGCCTATCTGGGCCAGCGCGACGACGCCGCAGCCGCCGTGGTGCAGCGCGACCAGGCACGCGCAGACGCCAGCGCCTGCAGCGATGCCACCGAGGATCTGCGCGAGCTGGCCGACAAGCGCGCCAAGGTGGCCGCGCCGGCGCGCGCTGCGGCCGCTACAGCTGCCCGCGCCCACCAGGTGAAGGCCGACTACACCCTAAGCCTGCAACCCCGCTTGCCGCTCGATCTGTGCGGCAGCATGCAGGCGCTGGGTGATGAGTGGCTACAGGGGAGGGCGAAGCCATGATGACCGCTGGAACATTTGCTGGAACGCGTGCGGGATTGGTGTGTTCCACCCTGCTGGTGGCCTTGCTGGGCCTGGGTTGCGCTGGAACACCCCAGCGTGTGCAGACGCGTGTACCTGTTCCGGTTGCGTGCCAGGAGGCTGTGCCAGACCGTCCCGTGATGCCCACCGAGGCCCTGGCCCCGGGCGTGGCGCCCTGGACCCTCCTGCGCGCCGCCCTGGCCGAGATCGACCGGCGCGAGGGCTATGAGGTGCAGATGCGCGCCGCCTTGGTGGCGTGCACTGCAGCGCCATGACGCCGCCCCGGCAGGCGGCCGCCGCCGGCGGCGACTGGAAGACCGACGGCAACCGCCACGCGGCAAGACAACTCGACATGCGCCAAAGGCGAGACCGGCGCGAGCTGGTGGCGCAACTGCAGGAGAGATATGACCGCGAGGTGGTGCCACGCAACGACGAAGGGCCATCTCCGAGAATTGATTGACTTGCTATAGTTAATCTCTGGTGTCAGCTGCGGGTGTTAATTTAAGACAAGGTCATCAATGAAAAATTACAACGTATCCGTAGATGGACTTACTCTCGTCGTTGAGGGATTCGCCAGCGCCGAAAAATTGATCGAACTCACTGGACCACGCGCAAAACGAATTGCAGATCTGGCATTGCATCGACATGATTTACGATTTGCGAAGGAGTGCCTGTCGGCCATTAAGGCAATTCCTTCAGGACCTGACGTGGTGGCCGAGGCATTATGGCAAGCGGCGCTTATAAATTTCATTAAATGCTTTGGGGGCAATGATTCACGCTTTCAACTATCTGAAGTTAAAGTTTTCAGGGAGAGTCCTCCAGCAGCGTTGAAGGTCTTTGGCATCTTCAAAAGCCTGCGGAATAAGCATTTTGTTCATGACGCCAATGCTTGGCTCGATGCGAAGCCAAGTGCCATCCTAAACAAAAGAGGTTCTCCTAAAAAGATCGAGGAGATAATTTGCGTGGTGCATACCATCTTGACATTGACGCAAGACAATCACAATAATCTCCGCCTTCTGGTGGAATCTACGCTTGAATTTGTCGAGAAGGAGTTTGAGAATGAAAGCAATACGATGCAGGCTGAGTTGGAACAAAAATCCTTTGATGAGCTAGTGATCATGAACGTCCCAGTAAGTACGGCACCACACCCGGAGGACATCCACAAAAATCGTGCTGAACGAAGGCGTGCTGGAAAATCCAATTAA